CTGGTCGCACAATAGTAAAGGATTTAGAGGGTATTAAATGGATACAGCACAGCGGAAAGCGGCGCGCAGTAATGAAAACGGGTAAAGCTAGCCCAGCATCATTCATAAAATTAAAATCGGGCAGGCGTTAATGAGTGATTTAAATAATTTATACGAAATATCAACGGGCGAACTCAAAACCTCAACCATTCTGCCTATAGAAACCATACCTGATGGCTGGGCGCTTAAAGTCACCTCAACCAGTGGCGTTTGGAATACCTCCACGCTCGATTATGACCCGGTCACTGAAGTCCGATCCATACCAAAGTCAGCATTCTATAAGCGTATGTCCTGCGCCACTCGTTTAGATATAAAGATCGCATCTAAAACGGATATTGAGATAGAGAATCTTCTAGAATATATAGCCGGTTTCGAGTCTATCGATTTAGATGATGATGAGCTCATCGCCGGCCTAGATTATCTAGTCGCCGAGGGTGTTATTACTGCCGAGAAGAAGGCCGGGGTGATTGCCTGATGGGTGATTTCACGGCGCTAGGCAGCCTTACTGGAATATCCTCAGAGGGTACTAGCACAGGCACTAGAGGTACTGTAATCACTGGGTCTGCTAGTACTAATACTAAATCCAGTTGGGTCGAGCTTGATGCGTCTACAGCCACTGATTCGTCCGGTCTGATTGTCTACGTCCGGCAAGCAGCATCATCTACCCTAGGGTCTGGGATGATGGTTGACATAGGTATAGGCGCAGCAGCATCAGAAGAGGTGCTGGTCGAAAGCCTGAAAATCAATTTAGGCGCTCAGGCGGGTGACTCTATTTTCAGCTGGTATTTCCCAATTGCAATTGCAGAGGGAGAAAGGTTATCTGCGAGAGTGCAATGCAGTGAGGCGTCACAAAACGCCAATGTATATATACAGTTAATCGACGCATCTTTTAAAGCTCAGTCAATGGCTGCTAGCGTTGTTGCGATTGGAGATAATACCGGTACAACAAACGGTACAACTATCGACCCAGGTGCGAGCAGCAACACGAAAGGCGCATGGACTGAAATTGTCGCGTCGTCAGCAGATGATTTATACGGTTTTAATTTCTCAGTCGGCACAAATAATAATGCGACAACAGGCGGAACGCTCGGGATTTGGTTTGATGTTGGCATCGGCAGCTCGGGGAACGAGGAAATAATTGCGGGTGATATGGCTATGTGTATGAATAACCGCGAGCAAGCCGCCTACGATTCGCACTATCTAGACATACCCATTCCGGCAGGCTCGAGAATTGCAGTTCGCGGTCAATCATCATCAAATAACGCATCACAACGCCTTTTCGATATAATCATTCACGGGGTTCTATAAAATGCCAACATCAGAGAGTGATGGGTCGCAGACGGCCACGGTCACAACAGAACATACACTAGACACCATCACAACAGCGGGCCTCTTTGTTCTTTATGTTGATACTGTGAACATGGCTATCGGTGATTACCTGACGTTACGTGCTAAAGTGAAAGTCCGTAGCGTGGGAACAACCCGCCTTGCATATACTGCGAAATATGCGGGCGTTCAGGGTGATTTAGTTAAAATCTCAATTCCTGTAGCGTCAACTAACGAGGTTGTTTTTACACTAGAGCAGACAGCGGGCACAGGGCGGGCATACCCCTGGGAAATAATGAGCCTCTAAGATGAGCTTAGGCTACCGGGTACGAAATTTCTATGTAACGGCAGACGCTGGTGTAGCGGTCTCCGTACCTGCAGGCGCTTTAACGCTCACAGGTCTGGCCCCAGCCGCAAACCTCACCGCAAATATATCTGTAGAAATACCTACCGGCGCATTAACGCTAAATGGCCAAGCTCCCACGGTCATCGCTGAAAATAATATATCTGTAGATGTTCCCACTGGCGCTTTAAGCCTAACCGGGTTTGCTCCGGTTGTTGATATTGCCGCAGATGTAACCGTCCCTATTCCGCTGGGCGCTTTATCACTAACCGGCCTAGCTCCAGTAGTAAACGCAACAGCAAACATCGATATAGAAATCCCAGTAGGCGCTTTGTCACTGACTGGGTTAGTACCTACTATCGATGCAACAAACGATATTTCGATAGATGTACCTACCGGGTCGCTATCTCTCACGGGCTTAGCCCCTACGGTTATAGCCAGCGCAAATATAGACATAGATATTCCGGTCGGCGCACTCTCACTAACAGGATTTGCACCGACTCCGAATATTTCCGTGGTGGTAACGGTTCCTACCGGAAGCCTGAATCTATCAGGGTTTGCACCAGTAGCGAATCTGACTAATAATGTTACAATTGATATACCAACCGGCGCTCTATCTCTAACGGGACTAGCGCCTGTAGCCGATCTTGGTGACTTAACCGTGCCAGTTCCAATCGGTGCTTTATCGCTAACAGGTCTTGAGCCAGCAGTAATTGCTGCTGGTGTGATTTGGACAAAACAAGCTGACGCAGTAACCAGCTATAATAAACAGGCTGACGCCACAACAACATGGTCTAAACAGGGGTAAAACATTATGGCTGCTGATGCATGGGTATTTCACGACCGATACAAAGAATACATGGGCGATAACACTATCGACATGGATGGTGACACTTTCGAAATGCGCTTATATACGAGCGCCTCGAACATCGCTACAACCAGTGTTGGCGATGCCACCACCGCGACCAACGAGGTTAGCGGTAATGGCTATGCGGCTGATGTACTGGTTACAACATGGACACGAGCCACTTCAACGGTAACATGGGATAGTGATGATGGCGCATTTACAGCTAGTGGCGGCTCTATTGTTGCCCGATATGCCGCTATTATCGACACCACTACAACCCCTGATGAGGTTGTCTGCCACTCACTATTAGACAATAGCCCAGCTGATGTAACGGTAACTGATGGCAACACGCTAACAGTTCAAATTAACGCCAGCGGCATTAACACACTAACATAAGGAATAAACATGCCATCTCCAAGCATACTTATAACCAGTGACGGCGACACAACTTCACTTATTACCATTGATAGGTTAAATGGTAGAATGGAACGCCTAAAACTCGCACTAGCAAAACCCTCTATCACTCCAGAGCGCCGAGCTATTTTACAAGCCGAGCTAACTAAGCTTGAGGCAGTAAAGAACCCCTAACAAAACAATTATCATAGCAACGAGGCCAAACGCCCGTAAGGTATAGATAAGATGACGGCAATAACCACCATAGAACAATCCTTTATAGCTGATGAAGATCAATCGGCCCAGCTAGTTTCGTCGCTACTCCAGCTTCTAAATGATAAGGCGTTTAATGCCCTAAGCCACACTCAGAAAGGGCGAGTACTCCGCGTTGTAGCAGCTACGCGGATGTGCGACACTCAGGATCATGCGGTATGGGCCTCTGATGCGGAGGACGAATCATAATGGCAGCTAAACTAACCGCTAAGCAACAAGCATTCTGCGAAGAGTACCTAATTGATCTTAATGCTACTCAGGCCGCTATACGCGCCGGTTACAAGCCAGACAACGCAAGACAGGTGGCTTCAGAAAACCTGTCAAAAGTTGACATAGCTGACAAGATTTCTGAATTGCAAGCTAAACGTAGCGCTAAGACTGAAATAACTGCTGAATGGGTGCTTAGAGGAATCAAGGAGAACACTCTTAAGGCCGAGCAGGACGATAACCTAGCAATGGCATTCAAGGGCTATGAGCTAGGGGGTAGGCATCTCAAGATGTTTACTGATAAGCGAGAACTATCTGGCCCTGATGGCGGCCCTATCCAAATTGATTCAATCTTTGAGTTTATTCCGGTAGGCGATGATGCCTAAACGCATCTCAATAAAGTACGTTAAAAACCTATACCCAATATTCACTAAGCCTAAACGTATAAAAATAATAGTGGGTGGCCGTGGTAGCACTAAATCAACAGGCGTTGCTGATTACGTTGCAGCTAATATGTCTAGAGGTCAGCTGTGGTGCTGCGCGAGGGAGAATCAAAACTCTATCGAGGAGTCAGTACACCGGACCATCCTTGATGAGATAAGTCGCCTAGGTATGGAAGGCTTCGAGGATACCAAAACCTCAATCACTCACTCATCAGGTGGTCGTACCTTCTACCGTGGATTAGCCAGGAATATAACCAGCCTAAAATCAACGCTATCGGGTATCGATGGGCTATGGATAGAGGAAGGTGAGGATATATCAGCAAACACGCTTCGAGTGCTTACGGCATCAGTCCGGTTGAATGCAGAAGATACCGAGAAGCTGCTAGATGGGAGAAAGGTTTCAAGCTTGGAAGAGCTGGATGCAATGCTGGCTGATAGTGACATTAAAATGCCTGAAATCATTGTCACAATGAATCGCGGCGCTCGCAATGGAGCTATTGCTCAACAATGGCTAGCACGGGCAGATAAAGAGCTTAAGCGTTGTGGGTATTATGAAGATGATCTAATTATGGTTGTCGAGATGAATTACACTGACATGCCTAAGAGCTGGTTTATCGCATCAGGGCTGGAGGTTGAGCGGCAGGATGACGAGGCCAAGATGTCTAATGCCGCATATAGGAATAAATGGTTTAGTGACTATCTGGACGAGGTAGAGAATTCCATTGTTAAGCCTGAGTGGTTTAACGCTGCTGTCGATGCTCACAAGATCCCAAAACTAGAAAAGGTATTTCTTCCCTTTGGCGCTAAGTTTGCATCACATGACCCATCAGACACCGGAAGAGACTCTAAAGGCTACTCACTTAGACATGGCTCTATCTTCAAGGCGATAATAGAAAAGACTGACGGCGAAATAGATGAGGGGTGCGACTGGGCTACTGATCGAGCTATAAGTGATGGTGCTGATTGGTTTATCTGGGATTGTGATGGGATGGGCGTAGGATTAAAGCGACAGGTTTCCGATGCTTTCAAAGGCAAACATATCAAGACACACATGTTTAAGGGTTCGCTGTCGGGAATTGGTCAAGATAACGCCAAGGCTGTATACTTACCAACAGATATAGACAAGTTAGGCGAAGATAAGCCTAAAACGTATGCCGAAACGTTTACTAATAACAGGTCGCAATATTCTATAAGGCTGGCTAACCTATTTTATAATACCTATCGGTGTGTTGTGCGGGGTGAATATGTAGACCCTGGTGACATGATTAGTATTGACTCGGATGGCGTTGATTCTATCGACAACTTAAGGTCAGAGGTGTGTCGTATACCGAGAAAGAAAAATAATACCGGCTTGATTCAGATAATGAGCAAGCAGGACATGATGAAGCTAGGTATAGAATCTCCTAACATGTGGGATTCAATGATGATGAGTCTGTTCCAGCCGCCAGTCACGGGATGGAAGCCAAAACCCAAGCATAAAAAGAGAGTGGTAGTCTAATGGCAGAAGAAACACAGCAAATGGATGACCTCACGCTTATCAGTGATGTTGAGACCATGAGCAAGGATGGTGTCACATTCAATACTGAGTTTATGAAAGAGAACGAGACTTTCATGGATCGCTATTTAGGCAATCTATATGGTGATGAGGAGGTGGACCGCTCTAAGATTCTCTCTAATGATGTTGAGGACTCGGTGAATAGCTATCTAGTGTCACTGGCTAGAGTGTTTCTAGGATCAGGCGAGATCATAGAGTTTGAACCACTTAATCCTGAGAATGAAGAGGATGTAGAGGAGGCTGATCAAAAATCTAAGTATGCTGATTGGCTTATCCGTGGCCAGTCAGATTCCTATCCAACGCAATATGGCGCGCTTTTCGACATACTTTTAATGAAGTTCGGCGTGGTTAAGTACTTTATCGAAGAAACTAAAGGGATAAAGGAAGAGAGCTATACAGCTATAACACCGGAAGAGCTTGTATTATTCGAAGAGTCACTTGACGGCGAGGATGTTATATCGACAGAGATTGTTGAGCGTTCGGGCGATTTTAACGGAGAAGACCCGATTGATTTTAAGTTTAAGGTTGTCCGCAAGGAAAAGAAAATCAAGGTAATGTCTATCCCTCCTGAGTGCTTCATCATCTCAAAGGATGCGCGCAGTAAGAGTGAGGCCCCTGTTGTTGGTGATGACACGCCAATCACTCGCGGCGAACTTGTTGAGATGGGCTATAGCAAAGAAAAGATTGCTCAGATTCCGCGCTTTAGTGGACAGAAAGATGATGAAGGCAATTCACGCCTAGACACTATTCGAGATAGAGAGCAGGGCAGCAGCAGCAAGCCTTGGTATGCGCCAACATGGGCTAGCGAAGAAGTAATGTTAAGAACCCGCTATGCTCTGATTGATTACGATGGCGATGGCATAGCTGAGCGTCGTTATGTTCTCTACTCTGGGCAAGTGCTTCTTGAGAATGAAGTGTTTGATCATGTGCCTTATGCAATCGGCAGCTCACTGCTTATGCCTCACCGCGCTATTGGCCGGTCTATTGGTGAGCAGGCATCGCCATTTGCTAGACAGAACACCACATTGCTACGCGGTATTGCTGACAACATCTATGCGGTGCAGGCCCCTAGAATCGCTCACAATGAGCTTGTCAATCAGGATGATCTACTGGATCAGGAGCA